CCCGAATCGTCATATATCTATCACAGATCAAATGTGACGAGACTACTTCGTAGTCATGATTACCGCACCTCGTGCGGTAGTCCGGATAGTGATTTCTCTATCCCAGATGTCCTCATCATGAGGCATCCCATCAGTGAACTCATTGTAGTCCACGTGAAGCATCGCTCCTGGGTCTTCAAGGAGCGGTGTGTCTTCGGGTATCACCTCGAAGGCCCTGCCTATCATATACATGGCAGGATCCACACAGACGACTCTGTGCGGTATGGACGTATTCCATGCGTCCAACTTTCGCTTTATGAGAAGCGAAAGTCGTTGGTCTCGGGTTACTACCCCGACCATCGTCTCATCTGCCCATTCACGTGGTAACACGTGAAGCAGATAAGAATCAGACTCCATAAATAGATTGAGTCTGTTGACTACCCTATTGGGTAGCGGCTTATCCTCCCTTATGAGGGAGATAAGATCTGGCAAGGACTCAGTGAGTAAATCACTGTTATCCCTTAGCCAGTCCTCAAAGTAACCTTTGAGGCGGGTCTTCTCAGGTACATAGGAAGACCAGTCGAACCCGAGATTCATCGGGTTCAACATTGGGATTTTGGTCTTATCGACCACATAACCCCAATCATTCTGGAACTTGAATCCAGGATTAGATCATGTCTGCATGAAAAGATCATAGTCTAGGTGAGGATCGTCTGTCCTCCCCTCGCTGAACTTCTTTTCTATGGAGAAGATCGGCTCTACAGGGTCTCGACCTTGTAGTAAGGACTGGTAATACAGTCCCTTGGCAATCTCAAAAAAGACAGATTGCGGATCACTGAACATATCTATTTTCAGTGAGTTGATCAGAGTCCTCTGGTTCTGATCACGTGGAGTCACTACCGCCTCAGGCGGTAAGAGTGCCTTCATTCCTTCCAGCTTTGGAAGGTAAAGGTGGTGTTTATGCACCACCTTGTCCGTCCGATTAGATCGGACGAATTTGTAGCCAAATCTGCCATTGAGCAGGGCTGACAACCGGTATTTAGTTTCCCGGGGGTTACGAGATTTGTTTTCAATTACTCGTAACATGTGCTTACCGTCCATGGGGTAGGCACCATCACCGCCAATTTCAATGGGGGTGTAAGGACTGATACAGTCCGGTTCTTGCGGTACTAAGATGTGCTGCAAGAGAGCCGCTTGGTCGAAGAACCGCTTGGCTCGTGGATTGCTATTAGCGACCCACCTAGTCTCCTTACCGAGAAGACTAAACCTCCCTATGTTGGTCATAGAGTAGGCATCTACCTCACTTGGCTGAGGCAGTAACAACCTTATTCTTGGATAATCCAAGTAGAAAAGGTCGTGGCCCCTCCTCATTTGGACGTGAGGGGTGTCGTGCACTGATTGTGGCACGAGGCTTCCTTCTTCACAGTAGAAAGCCATCCGAGACGACACAAAAGTGTCTAACTCAGATACCTTAAATATTTCATTTAAGGTGGAGATATGCCTATGCAATTTCTCCGGATCGTTCTCAAGAGCGATCTCGTCGTCGCCTACAAGGGTGTAAACCCTTAGGCCCGATTTCTCGCAACAGTATTGGTGTGCGAGCGTGAGTATGACCTTAGTCATCATATCACCCATCATCCAGCCTCGCTGCATGACGACCAACTGGTAACCCAGTTGTGATGGAACAAACGCAAAGCGTTTTCCACAGTACTTACTCTTTGCGAGTAGTGCTAGGCCCAGAGGGAACTCTGGGTTCTCAGCCCTTTCAATTAGGCTGTGCCAGATTTGTCTGGCAACATCTTTGTTGCCAAAATCTGTGGCTTCCGACAAGTCAGTCGAAAGTGCATAAACAGTGTTATTGTTTATGAGTTCACCCCACTCAGTATTTTGTGGGTTGAGTACATCTGTGAGAAATCTCCACAGATGTCGGTCGGCCTTCAGGCCAGACTTTATCTGCCGTGACGTTAATGACGGCTGAAATATGTGAGCAAAAACTCCCATAAGCACCTGATACGCATATGGTGCTACGGTGATTGTACGAGCCTTCGAAGGCTCGGCGACACCGTGTAACCTAACACATGATGTATAGGTTGGATGGTGCAATAACTGATATATTGCCCAGTGGACCAGATCCTTTGCGGATCTGACCGGACGCGGCGCCACCGGCGTCGCCTCTAGAGTACGAAAATCGTACTCTGCCCTAACCGACCTATGTCGGGCCAGGGTGCTTAGGAAGGCAGTCTTGCCTCCCATGCTCCTCGTGCTTTCCAAACACGAGGTTGTTCCGACAGAAACTTTGCCGGACTTACCGTCTACCCTCTTACAGGGTTCGGTGATCTTGCCTAAAATGGCAGGATTGAGTTTCACAGCCTGACCCGGTTGTGTAACTGTAGCTATGAACTTTTCATAGCTAATGTCGATCATCTTTTGATCGGCCATACCTGTAGCTCTGGTTTGACACCAGAGCAGTACAAATCGCCCCAGATCACTGGGGTCCTCAATGGGAAACCCATTGAGCGCCGTGCGTGCTGCACGGAGGTACGGGATCATAAATCCCGGACATTCCACATGATCTAAGTCACCGTGGAGAGCGAACGATTTTCTCATTCGCTTCTTCAAAGCCTTCCATTCGCTTTGAAAACGCGCATAATTATGCGCGCAGTTCTCTAACACCCAATTGGTTAGAGTATCCACCTCGGCCTCTAAGAGGCTGGTGTGGCGCTCACTGCATATAAGCAGTGGCAAGACGGCTGCATCAGCTGTCTGAAACCAGGCACGAACCTGGTTTAGGTGACCGGAATCCAGTCGCCTGCGCATCTTCCCACGAAGTGCGGCAGAAGCCTTGAAGTAAAGGCTTCTAAGCAGTAATGTCTGCTGATCACACGGAGCAAACTCCGATAGATATGCTGGGGGTCCGCGGACCCTCAGGCACCTGAGTTGATACTCAGGTGAGATGCGTCTTTCAAAGAAGTCGCATACACTACGGAATTCTCCGTAGTACTCATCCAGTCTCTGGATGAGCGTGCTGCTATGCAGCACAACGATGCGGGGCCCTGCCCTTCCAATTGTCGGGAGGGGCGGGCACCAGCGTGTGGTCATTCTTCAATGACCTTTTGTTGTTATAAACGACAAACATACCTCTTCGGAGGCGAATCGGCATGAAGTCG